GGTCTTCTGCTGGTCTTCGATCTCTTTGAGCCGGTCAGCCGCGGGCTTGACCGCCTTGAGCTGATCCTTGAGTTCCTCGATCTGCCGTTCGGCTTCCTTTCGGGCGTCGCGCTCCGCCTTCAGAGCCTTCAGGCCGGATTCGCCGAGCTGCTCTTCGGGAGCATCCGGTTCTGCGGGTTCGGACATCGCGTCCTCCATGTCGGGGCCGAATCGCTCGGCCAGGTCCAGCCCCGTGCGGGCTGGAGGTCTAGTAGATGTAGCCGTGGATCTTCAACAGGCGCAACGCATCGGCATGATCCTTGGCGATCTCGTAGATGCTCTCGGGCATCAGCCGGGTCAACTGCTGACCTCGAGAACCGAACACCTGCAGTTCCGCAGTCGTGAACAGCTCAGTCCCGAACACGTCCCGTTTCCGCAGTGACCGGCGCTGCCCTTCAGCCGCGCCAGAGAGTCCTGAGGCTTTCCTGCGGGCGTTCACGACGCGCACAATATCGGCCCCGTCGCGGATCGCCTGCGCGCCAGCCTTCGTGAAGATCCGGTCCTGCTCGGCCGCAGAAAGGTGGTCGAAGTACGCGCGGGGGTCGGTGATGAGGTCTTCGCGCGGGTCTCCCGCTACCGGAACGGAGATGCAGTTGCACCTCGGATGCCGTTTGAAATCCGTCTTCCACGACCGGTCCGAGCCGGCCAAAACGATGCACCTCGAGCATGATGGGGGCGTGATCGCCCGGACGTACCTGGTCACCCTCCGCGTCGTCGACGCGATCGTCGGAGCAACCCGGTAGGCATCGCCCACCTGAGTCGCCGCAATCATCCTGGTGTGCAACTGCCCAAGGGACATCGCGCGCGGCAGTGTCGTGCCGCGCTTCAGGGCTTCGATGGTGGTGAACGCCGGTGACAGCAGTAGCGTGTCGAGCGGTCTGCCGTCGGAGGACCATCCTGCGAGCGCGAGCGGCAGAATCTGCCCGTCGGTCGGGTTATCGCCGCCCTGAACGCGGATTGCCTCGTCTACGAACGGGGTAGCTCGGCCTGCTGCCTGCGCTTGCGCGGTCACGATCGACCGGAACAACAGCGGGACCAGTGCCCTCCACGAGTCGAGGATCCGGGACCGGTCGACTTGGCCCCACAAGGTTCGGGCCTCTCTCTCGGCCGCGCTCGAGGCCTTCTCAGTCTGCTTCTTGTAGCTCAGCGCGGCCTGCAGCACTCACGGCCTCCTGCTGGCGAGCGAACGCCGTCAACGGGTCACGCTCCAACGCTTCCCGCTCCTCGGCCTCCATCAAGTCGATCTGCGTGTCCGTGTAGCCAACATCCAGACGAGACTGTCTGAGCGTCGCGATACCCACCTGGAACTTCTTCACCGCAGCGTCGGCGACCTGCGCAACCGTCGGGGTCGAAGCGTCACGCCACACCGTTTCCATGCGGCGCAGGTCGACGCCATCGACGTCCAGCTTCGCGATCGTCGCGGCGATCCGCATGACCTGCTCCCACGCCCCGCCCAGGACTCGCTGCTTCCGCTCCACGCGCTTCACCAACTGCGCTTCCGACGAGCGGATCGCATCCGCCGAAGCAGGATTGGTGCCAGCGAACTGGAGATAATGCGGAGGCAACGCCAGCATCTGCGACGCGACCTGTGCGAGGAGCTTGATCGTGTCGTGGAAATTCGACAGCGCCGCTTCCGGGAACTGGACCACATCGGCCTCGTCGCCCTTGCGTTGGCTCGTCGCCCACTCTCGTCCGGCGACTTTCTCCCACGTCGACAAGGGCTTGCCGTTCTCGTCGACGAAGTCGTCCTCGTCGAGGCCGAACCACACCCGGCGCGGCATCGCATGGTATTCGCCAGAGATCATCATGTCGGTCGCCATCTTGTTGGCGGCGTCCGCGATCGGGATGACATCAGCCAGTTCTGACGTGCCGCGGGGCTTCATCATCCGCGGCCGGTTCACCAGCGGTACGACGGAACAGAAACCTCGGCGATGCTCGGTCTCGTCCTCGAGGTTCCACTTGCCGGCGTCGTAGACGTAGAACCGGTCGATCATGGGCGTGTACAGGGTCGAGTAGAGCCGGTCGTCGTCATCGGTCCAGCGCTTCAGCCCCGCGATCACCTTGCGGGTGCGCGGGTCGTGGTGGGTGATGACCTGGCTCGGGTGCTCGACGGTGATGACCGGAAGATCTGGTTCATCGGGGTTGGGTCCGACGATCGCGTAGGAGCGTTTCAGGATCAGCGACTCCAGGTGCGCCTGCTGCGAGATCTCGTCCAGGTCGTTCGCCTGCCAGATAGCCCACAGCCGGTCGTCAGCTTTCGCTTTCCCCGGGAGGCGGAACCCCTCCACATCCAAGCGGTTCTCGTACGCGTCGACGCCCATGCGCGGCCAGTTGATCACCAACTGCGTGATCCGGTCGCCGAGCTCCTGCTGCAGCGCCGGAGCCATGTAGCACAGCGGCTGTTCGCCCTCGTAGTAGCGGTTCAGCTTCCGCATCTCGGCGTGCTCAGCGGCGAGCTGACCCGACAAGTACTCGACCATCTCGACCGGGGTGCGTTCAGGCACGACTCACCCCCGTCTCACGATCATTTTCGAGCTGCGTCGCTGCCAGCCGCCACGGGCGAGAGCATCCAGTCGGGCCTGCCAGCTCAAACAGCCGGCCATGGCGAGGTCGATGTACTTCTCCGAATCGGGACGTTCCTTATAGATCGTCCACAGCGGGGTGTCGTCATCGTCGAGAATCTTCAGGTTTCCCTTGCGGGCGTTCGCAATATGGCGTGCGAACGTCTCGTCCCCGTTGTGGCTGACTTCCCCTGATGTCATCGCGGTCCGGTAGGCGCGCATTGACTGGCCGATCTGCCGGGGCCGATTCGTGTACCACTCCAAGACCCGCTTCGACCCGTACTTGCCCGACCAGCGGGCGACGTTCGCTTCGAACCTTGGCGGGTCGTTGTAGGAGAGCACCACCCGGTAGGTGTCCATCGCCTCTTCCATGGCGCCGTCCACCTGCTCGTCGGTGACTTCCCAGTCGTCCTCGCCAGACGGCCGCTCCCACACCGCTACGGGCCACTGCAGGCCCGTCTCGATGTGCGTCGCGATGAACCCGCACGCGTCCCGCCAGCGGGCGCCGTCGAAGCCGAGCGAGACCGGTTCCTTGTCTGCGACCACGAGGTCGGAGAGGAGCTGTTTCCACCGCTCGGGGTCGAACGCCTGCCTGCTCGAAGCGACCCACCGGTTCAACCAGACCCGCTCGAAATACGCCCGGTCGGTGTCGTCCTGGTGGTACAAGGACATGATCGAATCGATGTCCGACCACGCTGCTACCGCCGGGCCAGACGCCTCAACGATCGCGGCCCGCAAGCCCTCGTCAGTCTCGAGGTCATGCGATGGGGAGGCTTCGCGGTGGAAGTAGAACAGCTGCGGATCCTTCGCCTTGCCGGCGTGGACCTTCTCCGCGTAGTCCTTCTCCGTCTCCGCGACGCTGCCTTCACCCGGGACACCCGCGGTCGTCGTGGACAAGCTCCACGGGTCCGCGATCGGTCGCTTCGGGATGTTCTGCAGCATCGTCTGATGTGCGTCGATCAGCTTCGGCAACGTCATGCGGTGCGGCTCATCGAAATGCTGAAACGTCGTCCTTGCGCCGTCACGGGAGTTCGGGGCCGCCGCCAGCGCCACGGCTTTCCCGTCGCCGTTCCACCGCCGGATCCGCTCCAACGTCGGATCGAACAAGTCTGCGTCAGGTCCCTCGGTGACCATCACAAACAGCGCCGCATACGCGAGCTCTTCGGTCTGCTCCTCCGTGTACGCCACCATCGGGATGTACGGGTCCCGCACCGGCCTGCCAACTGGGTTCCCGTTCGCGTCGAACCCGTCGCATCTGACCGGGCCCTCGGGGTGCAGCTCGGCGAAGGCGAACCAGCCTGCCTTCTCCGTCTTCGCGGTGCCCTTACGCAACGAAATGCAGACCCGCTTGAAGCGGCGCTTCCCCGCCTTCGGATGCCCCTTCGGGAACACCTCATAGGCCCGGTAGAACAACGCCCGCGTCTCGTCATCAATCACCGCAGGCTCGCCGCGAAGGTCACCAGGACCGAACGTGCAGCGATCCTCGATCAGATCGCAGATCTGCGGCCCGAGCGTCGGCCACGGTTCGTCATCAAGCGGCGGGACGATCAGCCCCGTCACTTCACCGCCTGAAGCAGACTCCGCGGATCGACAGCCGGCTCCGAGGACTCCCGAGGCTTTGCCGCAGCGGTCTTCCGCTTCCGGGTGTTCTCCTCAGCGGCTTCACCACGGTCAATTTCCCACTGCAGACGGCGCCGGTCGAGCGGCGTGATCCCATACAGCTGCCCCTGCATGCGGATCTCCGCCGACAGCTTCACCCGCAGATTCGCGTTGTCCGCAGTCCAGTAGTCATCCACCAGGATCGCCAACCGGATCAGGCCATGCTTGTCGGAGTCGTCGTACTCGGGCGCCATCGGCGACGCCCAGATGTCCTTCCACCACTCCAACGTCTGCGAATGCCAGTCCTTGCCCTCAGGGAGCGAAGGTGCTTCGACGTCATGCACCAGCGTCAGGGTCGCCCTGGTCGTGGTTTGGTTCCGTCGAGCCGGATTGCGTTTCGGTTGAGGCCCAGGCATCGCGCCCTCCTCGAAGTGAGAGCGGATCGCCCGCTCAACTGAAGGTCACACTGAGTGACCGAAAACTTGGGGAACCCGTACGCGGAGAAATCTGCCT